CTACCAGCGGTTTCTAGTTCCATACTTTACAAAATTCACAGGTAAGGCAATATTTTTAGATGCAAGCGATATGCTGATGCTTGCCAACATAGACAACCTTAACAAGCTATTTGATGCGACTAAGGCGGTGCAGGTGGTTAAGCATGAATATCAGACCAAGCACCCAAGAAAATATATCGGTACACCGATGGAATCGGCGAATCGGGACTATCCCCGAAAGAACTGGTCAAGTTTAATACTTTGGAATTGCGATCATCTAAGAAACAGGGTTTTAACGCCTGAGTTTGTAGATGACCACAGCGGCTCAGAGCTTCACCGATTCGGTTGGTTGCCTGATTCACTTATCGGTGAGCTACCGAAAGAATGGAACGTACTAATTGGCGAGCAAGAGAACAAGAACGCCAAGATTGCTCATTATACGCTAGGCATCCCTGAGTTTGACCATTACCAAAACTGTGACTTTAGCAAGCAATGGTTTAACACCAAGAGCCGTATGATGAATGGCCTTATCAAAATGAAAGAGCTAGAGAATGGATAAAGAAGATATGGCTAAAGCTTTGGTTAATTTGGACATGAAAGGACAAAAAGACCAAGAGCTATACACCCAAACCATGATGGATCAATTAAACCGCATGAAAAGCAATCAAGTGGGGCAATTGGGTATAGGTAATGATTTGGGATATGCAAATTTAAGGGCATACCAAAACCCAAATGCTTTACAAGGTGCGTTAGGTGTAATTACGCCACTTGGCAATTTAGAATATGCAAGAACAGCAAATCCCATGAGTTTGGAAAACTCGGTAGCGTTAAGCAACCAAATGCCAATTGGTAATGGTATGGCTCAAGTTGACTTGCTAAAAAGCCTAAGTACTCCTGAACGAACAACAACTCTCGGCTACAACGCACCAATGAGCGAAGGTCAATTCAGGGCATCGGCAACAACAGGTCAAGATGCTGAACGCCAAAAAGTAAAAGAAATGCAAATGCAATACTTGCAACAGCTCAACAAAAACATGGGAGTTGGCGTTTACGGCAAAAAAACACCTTATGACCAAAGCGTAGGATTGCAAGTGCAAGGTAGATTCTAGTAAAAATAATGCTAAATAACTATGTCAACAACTAAAGTAGTCAAAAGTAGAAAGAAAGCAGGGGGAAGAGTCGCGGGTGTGCCCAACAAGACCACACAACAGGCAAGGGAGGCAATTGCTTTGTTTGTTGATGGTAACGCACACAGATTGGCAGAGTGGCTAGATGAGGTCGCTAAGGGCGTTCCTGAGCATGACATCAAACCCAACCCTGCCAAAGCCTTTGAGCTATTTCAAAGCGTGGTTGAATACCATGTACCCAAGTTGGCAAGGACTGAGATAACTGGCAAGGACGATGGGCCGGTAGAAATGGTGGTGACATGGGGCGGCGTGAAGTAATCCTGCCCTACAGCCCTCGGGCGGCATTTATGCCATTCCATGAGCGCAAGGAACGCTGGTCTTGTTTAGTCGCGCACCGTAGAGCTGGAAAGACCGTAGCGGCAATCAATGATTTGATCAAGCGAGCCATCACCGAGGGCAACAGGTCAGCCCAATATGCCTACATTGCGCCATTTCGTAGCCAAGCCAAGCGGGTCGCATGGGATTACCTTAAGTTTTACGCCGCACCAGTAACCAAAGCCACCAATGAATCCGACCTGTCGGTAGAGCTGGTCAACGGCGCAAAGATCATGCTGTTTGGCTCGGACAACGCAGATGCTATGCGGGGCATGGGATTTAACGGTGTGTATCTTGATGAATACGGTGATTTCAAGCCAAGCGTTTGGGGTAACGTGGTAAGACCTACTTTGTCTAGCACTATGGGCTGGGCTGTGTTTGGTGGTACGCCAAAGGGGAAAAATCAATTCCACGACATTTACAAGGTTAGCCAGGTTGTGCCTGATTGGTTTCTGTTAAGGCTGCCAGCATCTGTGTCTAAGATACTGCCCGACTCAGAATTGCAAGCGGCAAGGTCTCAGTTAAGCCAAGATCAATACGACCAAGAGTATGAGTGCAGCTTTGATGCCGCCATCCTTGGGGCGTTCTATGGTCAAGAGATGCGCCAAGCGCAAGATGAGGGCAGGATCAGAGAGCTACCCTTTGAGCCTGAGTCGCCTGTTTACACCGCATGGGACTTAGGCTATCGGGATGACACCGCCATTTGGTGGTATCAGGTGGTGAGGGGCGAGGTCAGGGTCATGGACTATTACGCCGTGTCAGGGGCAAGCATTGAGCAATTGGCAGACGTTGTAATTGATAAGGGTTACCGATACACCCGCCATTTTCTACCGCATGACGCTAGGGCAAAGACGCTGGCCTCGGGCGGTAAATCCATTGTCGAACAATTGGCGGCACATTTGGGCGGCATCAGCAAGCTGGCGATAGTGCCTGAGATTGGTGTGCAGGACGGCATCCAAGCGGTGCGGATGATCCTGCCAAACTGTTATTTCGACTCTAGATGCGATGAGGGGCTGGAAGCGTTAAGGCAATACCAACGAGAATATGATGAAGATAAGAAAACTTTTCGTCAAACTCCGCGCCACGACTGGTGCTCACACCCAGCAGATGCGTTTAGAATGCTTGCAGTAGCCTATCGACAAGAGGCAAAAGATCAGACACCGCCCAAGGGCAAGACCCTGCAAACCATCACACTCGATGAGCTGTGGGATTATGAGATGCAACATAAAGAGGAGCGAATATGAGTATGCCAGTAGCAGAAGTCGGTGGGTATAAAAACATCACCGAAACAGGCGCAGTCACAACAGGCCCATGCCAGTTGCTTGGGTTTTACGTCAATAACACCAGCTCGGGAACTTTAGTGCTTAGAGACGGTGGCGCAAGCGGCACGGTCATGTCAGGCACGATTACCCCTGCCATTGGATTTCACCGATTTCCTGCCAATGTAGGCACAAGCCTATATGCAACTGAGGGCGGTACGCTAGATGTGACATTCTTTTTTGCCAGCGGTAATTAATCATGTACGAAGAAAACGGCGCATATGAGGGCGAAGACCCAGGCCCGTACTGGCATGACCAAATTGAGACCGCCATCAAGATATTTGACAAGTGGGAAAAGCGCGGCTTAAAGGTTGTCAAGCGGTATCGGGACGAGCGTGATGCGATAGAAATGCCAAGGATGAAGTTCAATATCCTTTGGTCAAACATTCAAGTGCTTTTCCCTGCCCTTTATGGTCGCCAAGCCAAGCCCGAGGTGTCACGCCGCTACATGGATCAAGACCCTGTAGGTCGCCTTGCGTCTACCATGCTTGAGCGTGTTATGGAGTATGAGACTACCCAATTTGGGGATTTTGATGCGGCAATGAGTGGCGCGGTGCAGGACAGATTGTTGCCTGGTCGCGGTACGGCTTGGATTCGCTATGAGCCTGTCATTGTCAATGACCGCCCCGAGGTTGAGGGTGAGATGGAGCGAGATGAGTCGCAGGTCTATAACACCGTGGAAGACCCAACAGAGCGCATAGACGCAGCTCACAGCCCTATTGATTACGTCTATTGGTCAGACTTCTTGCATTCACCAGCTCGCACATGGGACGAGGTTTGGTGGGTAGCTCGGGCGGTCTACATGACCAAGGAAGAGGGCGTAGAGCGCTTTGGTGACGTATTTAAGAACGTCAGCCTAACCAGCTCAAACACCGACATGGATGGCAAGAATCCATTGACCGCCAAGATGACCTACGACAAAAAGGCGATGGTCTATGAGATTTGGAATAAACGCACCGGCAAGGTTTGTTGGATTGCCAAAGGTTATCCACAGGCGCTAGATGAGAGGGATGACCCGCTAGAGCTTGATGAGTTCTTCCCTTGCCCCAAGCCATTGATGGCAACCACCACCACAGGTACGATGATTCCTGTACCTGATTACTGTGAGTACGAGGATCAGGCACAAGAGCTAGATAACTTAACGCAACGTATCTACCTGCTGACTAAGGCTTGTAAAGCGGTTGGCGTGTTTAATGCCGAATTCAAAGAGCTGGCGCGGATGTTTAGCGAGGGTGTGGACAACAAACTATTCCCTGTAACTGGTTGGGCGGCAATGTCGGAAAAGGGCGGCTTAAAAGGCGCTATCGACATGATGGACACCTCGCAGATCATTGTGACCTTGCGAGAGTTGTATGCCGCAAGAGAGCAAGTTAAGCAGAGTATCTATGAAATTATGGGCATATCGGACATTCTGCGTGGATCGTCCAAAGCTCAAGAAACCCTCGGTGCTCAACAGCTTAAGGCTAACTTTGGCAGCTTGCGGTTAAAGAGTAGCCAAGGCGATGTGGCGCGGTTTGCTACCGACATCTTTAAGCTCAAAGCGCAAGTTATCTGTAAGTTTTACCCGCCCGAGTTGATTGTTGAAATGTCAGGTGTAATGAACACACCTGATGGTCAAGACCCGCAAAGGTTGCAAGCGGCGTTGCAGATGTTGTCAGACAGCACAATCCGCGACTTCCATATTGCGGTTGAGGCTGACAGTTTGGCGCAGATTGACGAGCAAGCAGAGAAGCAAGGCGCACAAGAAGCAATTCAAGCTATTGGCTTATTCTTGCGTGAGGCGATCCCCATGATTAGCCAAGCGCCCGAAACATTGCCTATGGCCTCTGAAATGTTGTTATTCTTGGTACGCCGATTCAGAGCTGGTCGCGGGTTGGAGAGCGCGGTTGAAAGGGCAATGAAAGCCCTGCAAGATAAAGCGGATCAAGCTAAACAACAACCAGCAAGCCCACCGCCCGAGATGCTACAAATGCAAGCCGAACAGCAAGCAGAGCAAATGCGGATGCAAGCACAAGCGCAGTCTGAACAGATGAAAATGCAAGCAGATGCACAATTGGCGCAAGCACAGGCACAGCTTGATATGCAGATGCAACAGGCAAAAGCGCAAGCAGATATGCAATTGGCGCAGATGAAAGCGGACTTTGAAGCCGCCAAGCAAAACAATGAACTCCAAATTAAAGCCCGAGAAATGGCTGGAAAGGAAGAATATGAGCGATGGAAAGCAGAACTTGATGCAGCGACTAAGATCATGGTGGCAAGGATTGGTAGCAACCCTGGCGTTGACCTACCGGTCATTGAAGCAGCGTCTGCACAAATAACCAATGAGTTAGGTGCGCCAATTGCAGAAGCCGTTAACAGAATGGTGGAAATGCACGACCAAATGGCAAATATGCACGGTCAGACCATGCAAAACATTGGTGAGGCCATGCAAAGGCTCAACGCACCCAAGAAAGTTATTAGGGGTGCTGATGGCTTAGTGATAGGCGTGGAGACAGCATGAGTCTTGTTTTAGCTGATCGGGTCAGACAGACCACCACCTCAACAGGTACAGGAACGATCACGCTAGATGGCTCAGTTGAGGGGTTTCAGTCATTTACGGCGATTGGTAACGGTAACACGACCTATTACACGATCTCAGGCGGCGCTCAATGGGAGGTTGGGATTGGAACGTACTCTAGCGGTACGCTGGCTAGAACAACCGTAATCTCTTCATCCACAGGCTCAAAACTTGATCTTGCGGCTGGCACAAAAGACGTATTTGTCACCTTACCAGCAAGCGTGGCGGTTACAAGCGGCACAGATGTAACGTTTACCAAGGTCACCGCGCCTACAATTCAAGCAACTAATTCAGCAGGGTTATCCCTTAAAAACTCGGCAGGCACAACCCAATTAAGCATGGGCGCTGGCGGTGGGGATAACTTGACGTTAAGCGTGTCGACCAACATAAATGGCGCAAACGCTCAAGTTGACATAAGCCCGACAGGTACAGGTCATGTCCACATGAAGCCCACAGGTACAGGTTCGGTTGAGATAGCGCCAACAAATGCAGGCACATTAGATAACTTGGTCATCGGCGGCGTTACCCCTAAAAACGGCACGTTTGTCAATGTAGCCGCAACTACTGGCACAGTATCCACAGCACCGTCAGGCGGTACAGACATTGTCAATAAAACCTATGCCGATGGATTAGCCGCCAAGTGGGGTGAGTAATGTTTGGCATATCAGCCTTTGCACAGCTACCATTTAGCACGGTTGGCGATGCCGCACCACCACCACCACCTGCTGAAATATTGCTTGGCGGTCACTTTGGCTTTGACGAAAAAAAGCGCAATGAGCAATGGGCTAAAGACCGCAAGTTAGAGGCACAGCGCAAGCTAAAACTACAAGAGGCGCTGTTTGGCTTGCCGCCCGAGATAAGGGAAGAGATTACCACCGCGCCACAACAAACAATAGAGGTTGCGGTCAGAAAACAAATTGATTATGATTTGTTAATGCAAAGGGTTAAAGACCTCGAATTGCGTGTTAAGCTAAAGCGTGATGAAGAAGATGTAGCAATGATCTTGGAGCTAATGTGAGAAGAACTTGGGTTTTCCCATCAGATGGCAGCGAGCCATATGAAAAGACAGCAGGTCATTCTGCTGAATATACAACGGTCATGGGTGACATAGCGCCTTTTATGTCACCTGATGGCGTAATGATTGAGGGTCGCAAGCAATGGCGTGACCACCTCAAGCGCACCGATTCAATCGAGATGGGGCATTCTGACGTTAAATATGCTCAAGCCGAATGGAACAAAAAGAAAGAGGCGCACCGAGACCGATTACGTGGTCAGGTGCAAATGGTGCAAGAGTTTGATCGACCAGGCGCACCGATAGCCCCTGTTAAGATGTCTAACCTCAACGTAGAGATGGCTAACCGCCTACACAACCGTCCCATGCC